CTTATGCATCCCGCATACGCCGCCGCCGGGAAGGACCCGCGCGCTTGCTTGGCACGCGCCTTGCATTACCTGGCCGGCCTCACTGCGTGAGGCTCCAGCGTGATCGGAGTCGATCGGCCGAAGATGATCATGCGCACCACCAGACGGCCATCGGGGGCAATGCTGACCACGTCGCCATGGAACGCGCTGAACGGGCCTGAGGCGGGGCTGACACGGTCGCCTATGGCAATTTGCGGCGCGGTAGGGTCAGCCTGGCGCAGAGGCTCGGCAATGGCCTCCCAGACCGCCCTGACGTCGCTTGCACGGCACGGCGCCGGCCGCTCCGGTGAGTAGCTGATCAGAGTGGCGACGCCGCGCGTCGACCATATGCACCGCCAGGGATCGGCGGCAGGGTCGAATCGGACAAACAGATAGCGCGGCACGCAGGGGCGGGCTATGGGCCGGCGTGCGCCGTGATGCCCGCGCCAGACCACCTCGGTTGGCACGAACACCAGGAAGCCCTGAGCGCGCAGCTCAGAGGCGGCGATGCGTTCGCTGCGGGGCTTTGAGCGCACGACAAACCATTGTGCGCCATGGCTACCGCACTCCTCGGGAAATAAATCCCTGGAGCCGTGGGCGAGCATTAGCGCGTCGGCTCGCGCCGCGTCAAGCATCTTTCTGCGCGAGGCGGGCGGAGCGGGCTTGGAGGGCGGGCGACCCCGGCGCCGGGGTGGGGTAGCCTCAAACGGCATGGGGCGGGGCCTTGTCCCGATGTCCCGCGCATCCCATCTGTGTCCTGCAACCATGGAGAATGCGATGTTCACCATTGAGCAAGACGTCCCGCTCGCCAGCGGCGCGAAAAACGGCCTGCGGGCTGCGGCGAGGTATCCGTTCGGTGTGATGCGGGTTGGGGATAGCTTTGTGATCCCTGCGGCCGACGCCGCAAAGGCGCTTGAGGCGGCCAAGAAGTGGCGCCAGCGTCACGCCGGTTGGCAGCACGCTTGGGCGCGCGATGAGACCGGCGATCTTCGCATTTGGAGAACGGCCTGACATCCTGTCCCGGTTTGGATTATTCCGGGACAGCAACGGGACAGCGGAGCGCCTAGCAACTCTAGGGTTTGTCCCGCTTTCTTTATCTGTCCCGGTAAAAAATAATATATATATACCGCGCGCGCGTCTGTGTGTTCCCACGGCGGGACAAACCGCAAAAGCGGGACAAATGGCGGTTTTCTGCGGGTTTGCGGCTGTCCCGGCTACTTTTCCAACCGGGACAGACCGGAACAAATGGCGGATTTCAGCCATTTTCGCCCCCCATGATGTAGGCCATGGGAATGGCGAGGCACTTGTCCTTCAGCGCCGCCGTGAACCTACACTCAATGCCGCGCGTCGCGCCAGGGATTCTTGCGAGCGTTGCCGACCATCCCGCGCCCCATGGCGTGTTGCGGAACAGCTCGGCCACGCGGCTGGAGCGGTTTCCGATCAGCAGCCGGTCGCCAGACACGCGCATGCTCATGCGGCGCAGCAATAGGTCAGCCTCCCGCGCGCTGATGCCAAGGTCCTCCGGCGCCACGCCCCAGCATGCCGCAATGAGTTCAGAGATCGTCACCACCTCATGCCGGCCGTTTCGGAGCTGACGTGCTCCCTCGGCCTGCATCAGATGGGCGATGGCGCGCTCGTATTCAGGCGCGACGCGGGCCTCATGGGCGGCCTCTTGCAGCCATTGGCGCTGAGCAAGGAACGCGCGGGCCGTGTCCGGTGTGAGTTGCGTGGCGTCCACCAACGCCATCTGGCAGGCGATCAGCGTGCCTAATGTATCGCCGACTCGCCTGCCTGCGCCGGTGCGTGCAATGGTGTCGGCGAGAAGTTCCGCGTTGTGGCGGATCGTCGGCACCATGGCGAGCGCGCGGGCGAGCAGACGTCCGGACACGCCAGGCTGCATCGCCTCGGCGTGGGCCACTTTGAGTGCCTGGAATTGGTCGGGGCATCCGCCGGTGAGGGACAGGGTGGCGAAGCGGGACTCGTCGGCGGCTTGGGTGAGGCCGGCGTTGATCGAGGCGAAGAGAAACGAGGCGCGGATGACGTAGCGCCTTGCGCCGCCTTCCTTGGTGCCCTTGACAATGGCCCCGCCGTCCTCTGACGAGGCCTGGCGCGCGAGGTCGATGGCGAGCTGCATCCGCGCACGGTCGGTTTCGTTCTGGGTCTCGGCCTCATCGAACACGACGGGGCGCGCGTCGCATCCAAGCTCGCCGCGAATGCCGGCTTCGGTGGTCTTGCCCTGCATCACGATGGCGAGATCACCTAGCAGGGGGCGGGCGATGTTTTCCAGCAGCCATGACTTGCCAGAGCCGGCTTCGGCCAGAAGCCAGAGGTGGGGACGCCATGCGAGAGCGCCTCCGATGAGGGCCGAGACGATCCACCCGGCGAACAGGCGCCCATCGCGGTCGGGGTTCTGCCATGCGACAGCGCAGCACATGGCTAGGACGCGACGAGCGTCGGCGTCCGTGAGCGGCGCGCCCAGCGCCACGTCGAGCGGGCGCGCCTGCTCGTAGATGTAGCGAGACTGGATCCCGTCGAGCTTTGTGGCGATGCCGTCCACCAAGAGATGGTCGCCTAGGTGCATGACGCGTCGGCCATCGTCGATCCAGACCCCCCGGCCGCGCATGGCGTCTGGATTGAACACGCCGCGAGCGTAGCATGCGCGCATGATGGCGTCGGCGGCGGCGCGCGCGTCGAAGGTGTCGCGGCCGGGGAAGGCGCCTTCCAAGATGCGCAGCGGCGCGAGCTTCAGTAGCTCGCCGTGACTTGAGAGGTCGCGCGCGGAGAGGACGAGCACCTGGCGGCCTTCGGTGGTGTAGAGGAAAAACTTGCCGCGGTCGTGTCCGAGGCAGGTGAAGGGCAGGCTGCGCACATCGCCCACGGGGGCGGGTTGGGCAAACTGCTCTTGGGCATGCTTGAAGGCGCTGGCGAAATCGTCAGGCATGAGAGGCCCCCAGCTTGAGCGATGGTGGTTCGACTGGCCCGGTCGGCACCTCGATGCCGATGATGCGTGCGATGCGGTAGCCTGCTTGGCCGTAGCGGCATGACCACCGCCACATGCCGAGGTCGAGCAGGTTCCGCCCAGCGTTCGCGCCGTCTTGGGTGCGCCAAGTCCCTTCATAGGCCTCGATCATCAAGATGCGTTTGCCGAAGCGCAGGAAGTGGACGTCGGTCGCGGCGAGGGTTCGATTCAGCGCCGCGCGTTCCTCGCGCCTGCGTTGGACCCATTCTTCGATGGCCGCTTGGCGGTTTTGGCTCGGCGGGAACCACCGCGCGACGTCTTCACGCGTGGGGCCGCGCAGGTAGGGCGGCGGCCAGTCAGACACCAGCCGCCACGGCAGCGTCAGGAGGTGGGACTCGAAGTGCATGGCGGCGAGCACGCGGGCGAGGCGCGCTGGGTCGCCGACGGCCTCATCGTTCACCGTGTCCCAGCATGGGCGGCGCGTGGCGCGGGGCTTCATGTCGGCAGGCCTAGGATGACGCGGGCGTCGTGGGTGGAACGCGCGATGCCAGCAAAGCCGCCGGCCGCAGACACGGCCGAAGCCCATTGCAACTGGTCGTGGCGCGGCTGTCCAGCGGGCAACTTGACCTCGATGGACGCCAGAACAGCCAGTGTGCGGCCCACGTCATCTGGCGTGATGACGATGCTGCGCCAGCCTATCAGATCGGCGCTGCCTGGGTGTAGTCCGAATCGGACAATGCGCCCGGTCGCATCGCGGAATGCGCCAGTGTTGTTCCGGAAGAGCCTCACGCTTGGTTCGCGTCCGAGATCGAGGCGGATGCGCTGTAGGATGGATGCCTCGTTCATGCGTAGGCCCGCGTCGCTCGCTGCGCGCGGAACTGGCGCAGGTGCCGCACCCAGCCGGGTTTGTAGCCGCGCGCCTTGGCGATGGCGGGCAAGTCCTCGTCTCGCGCTTCGCGCAGCACGTCGCGCAGCGGGCGGTGCTTCCCCCAGCGCACGGCAAGGGCATCAGTCACGTCGGTGAGGTCGCCCGCGACGTGTTCGATCTCGCGCGAAGCGGTGGTGTAGGTATGGCCGCACTCGGGGCAATGAGCCGCCGGGGCATGGACGGCAAAGCAAGCGGGACACTGGCGCGCGGCCTCGATCTGCTCCGACTCGCGCTTCGTCTTCTCGCGCCCGGCCAAGCTCCATTCGCGTGGGGCGTCAACAGGCCCGTGAGTGAATGTGTTGCCAGCGTGATCGAGGACGACGAGGTGCTGCTTGCCGGGCGCCGGACGCAGGCCGCGCCCGACCTGTTGGAGGTAGAGGGCGAGTGACTTGGTGGGGCGCATCAAGATCACGGCGGCGACGGCGGGCACGTCGAGGCCTTCCGAGATGAGATCGCAACTGCACAGGACCTGCACCGCGCCCGTGCCCAGGCCGTGGATGGCGGCGTCACGCTCGGCGGCTGGCGTGGCGCCGGAAGCTGCGGCCGCCCGCCAGCCCGCCTGACGGAATGCTTCGGCCATGGCTTCCGCGTGCGCAACTGATGGCGAAAACAGGATGGCCGGCTGGCCAAGTGCGTGGCGGGCGTAGTGCTGGATCGCGTCCCCGACGAGCTTGGGACGCTGCATGGCCTCGGCCAGCGCACCGGCCTGGTAGTCACCGCCCACGGTGCGGATGCCGGAGAGGTCGGGCCGCTCGGGTGGCGCAAACACGCGCGCGGGCGAGAGAAACCCGGCCTTGATGAGATCGCCGGCCGACGGGCCAAGGACGAGGGCGTCAAACACGCCGCCGGCTTCCGCCCCCAGGCCCTTGCCGTCGAGGCGTTCCGGCGTGGCAGTGACGCCGAGAACACGGGCATTGGGGTAGGCGTTGATGACGTCGCGCCACTGGCCTGCGGTGGCATGGTGCGCCTCGTCCACCACGATCAGGTCCGGTGCGGGGTAGCGCGGATCGCCGAGGCGCCTTCCGAGGGTCTGCACGCTGGCCACTTGCACCCGCTCGCGCGTGGCGGTGTGCCCTCGCGCGATGATGCCGTGCGGCACGCCCGCGTCGTTGAGCTTGCGGGACGCTTGGCGGATCAGCTCGCGGCGATGGCAGAGCACAAGGACGCTGCGGCCTTTTGCGGCGGTGCGCTGGGCGATGAAGCCGAAGAAGACGGTCTTGCCGGCGCCTGTGGCCGCGACGACGAGGGGCCGCCGGGCGCCGCGCCGGAACGCTTCGCGCGTGTCCTCGATCATCTTCTCTTGGTAGGGACGCAGCTTCACGCGCCGCACTCCGCGCGGGCGACGCTGCTACGCGCGTCGACGTAGCGCACTTGCTTGCGCAGCCCGAGGGCGCGCAGGATGGCGTCGCCTGGCTCGCGGCGCGCGTTCAGCACGTCGGAGAGGTAGGTGGGCGAGATGCCGATGGAGCGGGCGAATGCCTGCTGGCTCCCGGCGGCTTGGATCGCGTCGCGCAGGCGGGCATAGACGCCGATGAGGTCGAGGGCCGCCTCGCGCTCATCTAAGAGCCGCAGCATATCGTCCTTGGCCACCATCACCACGGCGGGACCGGCGGCGGTAAGCGCGCGCAGCTCGTCGGCGGTCATGCGGCGTCTCCAAAGAGCGACGGTTGCGCGTTTGGCGCGGGCGCGGCGCAGTGCGGCGAAAGCCACAACCGCTCCCGGTGGCGGTTCACGCGCCCCTCCCGATCACCTTGCGACCCGTAACCGCCATGGGCTTTCCACTCGACTAGGCGCCAATCTGCCGGCAGCGCGTGCTCTCCGTCATAGCCGGCTAGGACGATGCGCATGCATGGATTGCGCCCCTGCTCAATGGCCCATTCGCGCACGCTGGCAGATAGGTTAAAGCTGTCAACGCGGTATGTGCGCGCGCGGTCCTCGACACCGTAAGGCGGGTCGAGAAAGACGCCCGTGATACCATGGTGCCAAGTGACGCTAGGGCCGCACAAGCGCGCCCAATCGCCACACGCCACACGCACCCCCCTCAACCGGTCGGCTAGCGCCTGCATCCATGCCGCGATTGCTTGGCCGCGCCCGGCGCCCATGTGCGGCAGCTGGCGGTTGATGCCTTGCCCGGCGCCCATGTGCGGTAGCTTGCGGTTGATGCCGCGCCCGGCGCTCATGTGCGGTAGCTTGCGGTTCGTCCAAGTTTCGCCATCCCACTGCCACGGGCCTTGCCCGTCGCACCAGCCGCTGCCAATCCACGCGCAGGCGCCCCACAGCCACCAGCCCGCCACTTGCGCATCATAGTGGGCCGGATCGCCATCGCACTTTGCAATGCGGGAGGCACCTTCCGTCAGCAGCCACCAGTGGCGGGAATGTAGGTCAGCCTCATTGATCGGCCAGTCTGCGTGCGCTGCTACGCCTAGCGGATCAGCGGCGACTGCGCGCCAGAAATTTGCGATGAAATGGCACGCATCGTTAACCGTCTCGACGCCGCGCACATGAGGCCGCGCCAGCAGCACGGCGCCAGAGCCGAAGAAAGGCTCAACGTAGTTATCAACATCGCCGATCGCTCGCCACACTTCGGCCGCTATGCGGCGCTTGCCGCCGAAATAGGGGAACGGCGCTACGAGGTCGCTCATGCCACCGCGTCCCGGAACAGGTCGCCCTGCCGCTGCGCCTCGGCGATGCGGCGGCAGGCGATGTCGAAGTAGCGCTCTTCAATCTCAATGCCGATGAAGGGGTGGCGCATCTGCACGGCGGCAACGCCGGTGGTGCCGCTGCCCATAAAGGGATCGAGGATCACGCCGCCGGGCGGGACCTTCGCCTGCTCGATGCACCAGCGCATAAGCGCGACCGGCTTCTGCGTGGGATGCACACCGGCTGGCTTGCTGACGTCGCCACCGCGATCAAGACACGCGGTCGGCGGCGACCAAGGGATCTGCACGCAATAGACGCCATGCCCGCCACGACGCCAGGCGAGCTCAGCATCGGAGAGAAACGTCCCCCAGAGATGCGGGGCTTTTTTCACCCAAACAAGCGTGGTGCCGACCGGCAAGCGTTGCGCGTAGTGGTTGGCGCCCCAGAGCACCACGCGTTCCGCTGCCGCGAGCCATGGCGTAGGATCAAAAGGCGCGTCATCGCCGATGATTGCGCCCCAATCCTTGCCAGGACCACGCGTGGCAGGACCACTAAACCGCCTGCTGTCTGGGTGACGTCGCATCCCATACGGCGGGTCCGAGATCACCGCGTCCGGCCGCGCCAGCGTCGGCGCGATTTCGCGCGCATCGCCCAGATAGAGCGTCGCCAGCCCGATCACCTCGCGGCGCTTGAATGGGGCCTCGCTCACGCCACGCACCACGCGATGAGGAGGCACAGCGCGGCGAGCGCGGTGTTGCGGACGATGGTGCGCGCGATCATTCTGCCCGCCCGCAATGCAGGAGGAACAGCACCTGTCCTGGGCGCAGTCCCGCGCGCACCCAGGCTTCGGCGGCTTGGCAGGATGCCGCGCGGACCTCGCCTTGCTCGCAGCGGTCAGCGGCACTCGGCCAAGCGGGATCGGCGGCGCCGCAGATGGTGAAGGCGAGGAGGAAGGCGTGCCTCATCGCTACGCCCTCTCGGAGACGCGGCGTGGTGGGCGCGACGGGCTTCCCTTGGCCGCAGCCTCCCAGATGCGGGCGGCCAGACACATCCGAGGCTGTCGGCCAGCTTTGAGGTCCGCGACGAGGTTGGAGTCGTTGGCGACTCGACGGCCGAAAGCGGCGGGGCTTTCGCCGGAGGCCGCGAGATGGGCATCCACCCGAGCGATGAGGTCATGGAGCGTGAACATGGCGCGGAGTGTAGGAGGACTTTTCCTCGCGGCGCAAGATGCGTTTTCCCGCATCTGCGCCGCCCGAAAAAAAATTGCGCCGCGAGGATTTTTCCTCTTGCATGGCGGAAGGAAATGTCCTCTACTCGCCTTCGCACCAAGGAGGAGACCATGCCCGACACTTTCACCACGCGCGCCGAGCACGATCGGGCCGAGGCGATCAGCTTCGCCGAGGCGGTTCACAGCCTTGCCGAGGCCATGCACGAGGAGGCCTACAAGCTGACCATTTGGGCCGCGCGCGGGGACTTCACCATCCCGCTCGGGACCGATTGCAAGGCCTTCGAGGCGCGCATCGCGACCCTCACCGCCGAGATTGAGGCGCTCATGGACGGCTACCGGCCGGGTGAGCGCGGGGCCGCGCAATGAGCGCGGTCCACGCCATGCTTCTGGCGGCGGCGGAGTTGCAACTGCTCCCCGCCGGCCGCGAGGCCCGCCGCTGGGCCGCCTACCACTGCGCGCGGCGGGCCATGCAGGCCGCGCGGGAGCTGCGCCACCGGCCGGCGGATCACGCCGCCGCCCTGACCCTTGCCGCCCGCGCGCGGCGCATTGCCGGGAGGAGCGCCTGATGCAGAGCTTCTCCCGCGCGGTGGACGCGCTGCGCGTCGCCGCCCTCGCCGCCGCCGAATGGCGGCGCCGCCACGGCCCCGTCCTGCTGCGTCGCGCTGCGGACTGGGACCGGCGGCGGATGGCGTATGTCGCCGCCCGCCGCGTGATGAGCGGTCAGGCCGGTGCGCTGGCCGAGGCCCTGGCCCATGGCGCGGCGCATCGCGTGCTCGCGTGGGCTGCGCTCGCCAACGGCGACGCGCAGGCCGCGGCGCATCACCGCCGGCAGTCCCACAAGGCCCGCGCCATGTGCGACGCGCTGACGCCGGGGGTGTGGGGCATGCTCGCCGGCTACCGGCCTGGGGAGCGCGCGTGATGGGCGAGGTGATCCACATCGCGCGCCCCTTCGGCTGCCCGCGCCGCACGATGATGCTGGAGGCGCAAATTGCCGCCAGCACGGCGGCAGACATTCTGCATCGCCTTGCCACCGAAACCGGCGACATGTCGTTTGCCTACCGCGCCGAGCTAATCCGGGCGGCGGCGGAAGGCAGCATTCCGGCGGCGACCACCGCGCTTGCAGTTTGGAGGACCTACTGATGGACGAGTTGACCATTCCGCCGCGCGAGGGCGCGAGCCGCCTGCCGGATCGGTCGCCGGCGGACATGCCGCCGCGTGAGGCGCGCAGCATGCTGGGCACGGCTGCCCTGCATCTGCGGTTTGCGTCGGTGGGCAACGCGCGCGGCCTGGAGATTGTCGCCATCGCGGACGCGCTGGAAGAGCTTGCCGCCGGCAATACGGAAGCCGCGTGCGAGGCGATCCGAGCCGCAGAAGCGTCGCGCCGTATGGGGGCCGCGTGATGCGCTTCCTTGCGTGGTGCATCGCCTATGCGGTCCTGCCGGCGCTGATCGTCGCGATTGTGATGGGCGCGGTGATGCGATGAGCGCCCCCGTCTATCATCGCGACCTCGTGCAGGGCAGCGATGAATGGCTCGCCGCGCGCTGCGGGCTGATCACGGCCAGCGAGGTCAAGCTGCTGATCACGCCAGCATGGAAGCGGGCCGACAACGCGACGTCGCGCGGGCACTTGCTTGACTTGCTGGCGCAGCGGATCACGCGGCATGTCGAGCCGCGCTACCTCAGCGATGACATGCTGCGCGGCCTGGCGGACGAGGGCGAGGCGCGCGCGCTGTATGCGCGGCATTACGCCCCGGTCGAGGAGTGCGGCTTCGTCACGCAGGAGTTTCAGCATGGCGGCGCGACGTTCACGCTCGGATGCTCGCCTGATGGGCTGGTGGGCGAGGACGGGCTGATCGAGATCAAGAGCCGCCGCGCTAAGTATCAGGTGCAAACCATCATTCAGGACGAGATGCCGGCCGAATACGCGGCGCAGGTTCACGCGGCCATGCTGATCACGGATCGCGCGTGGTGCGATTTCACGAGCTACTGCGGCGGTCTGCCGCTCTTTGTCGCGCGCGTGCATCGCGATCCGCTGATTGACGCGGCGCTGCTGGATGCGCTGGCCGAGGCGGAGGAAATGCTTGCCGGCATGCGGTGCGATTTCGACGCCGCCGCCCAAGAGCTGGTTCCGACCGAACGACGCATTGAACAGGAGATGATGATCTGATGGACATGGCCGCATTTGTCGCGCCGAAGAGCGATCAGCTCAACGCGGACGATCTTCTCGCCGGGCCTCGCACGATCCGCATTGAGCGGGTGTCGGGGACTGGCAACCCGGATCAGCCGGTGAGCGTGCATTTCGAGGGCGATGGGGGCAAGCCCTACAAGCCCTGCAAGTCCATGCGCCGCGTGATGATCGCGGCTTGGGGTGCCGATGCGTCGCAGTATGTGGGGCGGTCCATGCGCCTCTACCGCGATCCGAAGGTGGTGTTTGGCGGAATGGAGGTTGGCGGCATCCGCATCTCGCACATGAGCCATATCGAGCGCGACCTGACGCTGGCGCTGACGGTCACGAAGGCCAAGCGCGCGCCCTACCGCGTGCAGGTGCTGGAAGCCGACCACGCGGAGGCGCAGCGCGGGTTTGTGATGCTGACGCCGGAGGGCAAGGAGTGGCGCGCGCCGAGCGTAGAGAAGTGGGAGGCGGCGTGCATGAAGGCGATTGGCGCGGCGCCCGACGCGATGGCGCTGCTTGCTTGGGAGCGCGCGATGGAGCCGCACTTGGCCGCAGCTCCCGCCGATGCCGCCGCCCGCGTGCGCCGCGCTGCGGCAGATCGCAGCGCGGCGCTTGATGCGGAGTCCGGGGCGTGACGTTCTCGCCACGCTGGTGGGTGGCGACCGCCCCGGTGATCGGTGATGAGTTTCCGACGCATCGCACCGCCACGCGGCGCCGCGCCCCGCTCCGCGCCGCAGCGCTTCGCATCGCATCTCAGCGCAACGCAACGCAACGGCCGGTCCCTTTTGGGGCCGGCACCCCCGACCGTGCGCCAGGCGGTCCGGGGTGCCGATGGCACCAATGGCGCTGCGCACCGCGCCGCACCGCAGCGCGCCGCTACGCATCGCGCCGCCGCGCCGCGCGTCGCAACTCAACGCAACGTGACCTGAAAGGAACCCGCTCATGAAGTTCACCCAAGCCCATCTGACGCTCGAGAGCCTCAGCCCCTACTCGCAGTCGCGCCAGCACGATGAGCCGATGCTGGAAGGGGAGAGCCGCGACGCCTACGACGCGCGCACCTGGCGCAGCAAGATGAACACCGCCGAGCGCGACGGCCGCGCCGTCGTCGTCATCCCCGCGCACGGCCTGCAACAGTCGTTCGCCGCAGCGGCCAAGTATTCCAAGCGCCAGATTCCCGGACAGGGCAAGGCGACGTGGACGGCGAAGTTCACGGCGGGCATCATGCTCCCCGAGGACCCTGCGCTGAATGTGGACCCCGCGACGGTTCCGATCGTGACGATCTCCGCGAATGCGGATGGCGTGCGCGGCAGCGGCAAGCGGGTGCTTCGGCGCTTCCCGCTCATCGCGTCGTGGGAGGCGAGCTTCGACGTGTTCATTCTCGACCCGATCATCACGGAGGACGTGTTCCGCGAGATGGTCGAGATCGCGGGGATGTTCATCGGCATCGGCCGTTTTCGCCCGGAGAAGGGCGGGACGAACGGTCGTTTTCGGATCAAGTCGCTGGCGTGGTCGGACAACCGCGCGCTGGTGGCCTGATGAACCGCGCACCGCGCCACGCCCCGCGTCGCATCGCGCCGCAGCGCAACGCCGCGCGTCGCACCGCACCGCCACGCGCCGCTCCGCAGCGCTTCGCACCGCACCGCAACGCAACTCAACGCAACGGCCGGTCCCTCTTGGGACCGGCACCCCCGACCGTGCGCCGGACGGTCCGGGGTGCCGATGGCACCAATGGCGCTTCGCACCGCGCCGCACCGCGCCGCAACGCGCCGCAGCGCGTCGCCGCGCAACGCCACGCGTCGCACCGCAACGCAACGTGACCTGAAAGGATGACCCCATGCTGATCACCGAACTCTCCGCCGAAGCCCGTGCCGTGGCGGACCTCCTGCTGGCCTGCCCGGTCGGCGAAACCGTCAGCCTCGCCGCCATGTCCGACGCGATCGGCCGCAACGTCACCGCCCGCCGCCACATCATCGCCACGGCGCGCCGCGTGGCCGAGCGCGAGGGCGGCGCGACCTTCGCCTCGATCCGAGGCGTCGGGTATCAGCGCATCGCGGCCGAGCGCGCCGCCGCCGTCATCGCGCCTGCTGCGCGCCAGCACATCGCCCGCACCGCTCGCCGCGCGCGCCGGTCGCTCACCGCCGCCGTGGCCGGCGCCAACGACCTGCCGCCCGACGTGCAGCGCCGCACGGCGCATGAGCTCGGCGTGCTCGGCCTGATCGAGCACGCGGCGCGCGAGCGCGTGAAGCACTTGCCGGACACGGCGCCGACGAAGCCGCTTCCCGTCGCGCAGGTGGCGCAGCAGTGGCTTGTGCGGATGGGCGGCACGCCTGTTGCCGTGCCGGCCGAGGCGGCTGCCAAGCGTGGGGCGGGAGCATGAAGCCGGCGATCACCACCCTCGACGCCGCCGGCTTGCGAGCCGCCGCGTTGGTGCTGCGCGACGTGCTGGCGGCGACCAGCAGCCTGACAGACGCGGCGGCCGTGCGCGCGATGATGGAGCGCGAGGCCGCCATTGCCGAGGCGATCGTCGCGAACGCCGACGCCGAGGACGACGAGGACGCGCAAGCGGGCCTTGCCGATGCCGTGGCGGAACATCTGGCGCAGGCGGGTCCTTCCTCCGCCCGAGCGACGCGTGTGGCCCCGAGCGCGCCTGCGCTGGATTCGGGGCACTTCTCCACTTGGACAGCCGAGCGGAAGGCTTTGCTCGCCGCGCGCTATCCCGAGGGCGAGCATGAGGAAGACCTGCGAGCTGCTTTGAACGCGCTGCCTGGGATGGAAATCACGTCCCGGCTCGCGGTCCATCGGCAGGCGGTGAAGATGGGGCTGCGCCGTTTGCGCCGCGCCCCAAAGCGCATCAGCCCGGAAGGGATGGCCAACATGCGGGCGGCAGCAATGCGGGCGCGAGAGGCGCGGCGCGAGAAGGTCGCCCCACCGCCCGCGCCGCACGAGGTGAAGGCCTCCCCGGCGCCCGATGACGGCAGCCCGCCGGATTGGGACGATGAGGCGCAGGAGGAAGCGCGCACGATGTTGGCTGCCGGGCGCGGCGCGCGCGACCTGAGCAAGTGGTTCCACGGCTCGCTGGCGTGGTGGCAGGCCTGGTGCGAGCGCGAGCGCGCCAGGCAGAGGAGCGCGGCGTGATGGCCGCGGCGCTACCCACCGGCTGGCGCCGGGTCAACCGCCATTGCGCGGTCTACCTGCATGACGGCCCCCCGATGATGATGGTTCGTCGCCGCCCCCACGGTGACGGGCTGTGGTGGGTGTCGGTGCGGCTGCACGACGCGGAATGGCACAGCTACGGCCACAGGACCGCGCGCGCCGCCATGCTCGCCGGGAGCACGCTGGCGGCGCTGTGGAGCACGCCCCATGCCTGACGACATTGACCTGACCGAAGCGCGCGAGGCTGCGCTGATCGCCGCCCGCGTGGCGCACGCGCAGCGGCAGCTAGAGGCGGTGGACGCGCGCGAGTGCTGCGATTGCGGCGCGGTGATCCCGGAGATGAGGCGGCGCGCGCACCCGGCGGCGCGGCGGTGCATCGAGTGCCAGCAGGCGATGGAGGCGGGGCGATGAGCGAGATCGACACGAGCGCGGAGGCGGTGGAGCGGCTGGCGCGCGAGCATGATCTGGTGCGGTTCACGCTAAGCATGAAGTCGCCCCAGCACGACAAAACTGCCGCCACCCTCCGCGCGCTGCTGGCCGAGCGGGATGCGGCGCGGCATGCGCTGCGCGTGATCTACCCCTATCTCGATGCGCTGCCCGATCGGCTGCGAGGCCAAGCGGAGTGCGAAGTGCGGCGCGGCCGAGGAGACACGCCATGACCGCAGCCGAAGCAGCTCTGGCGTGGCTGGCCAAGCGCCGGAACCATGAACTCATCCACGCGGGTTATGACGCCCAAGATGGAGATGAGTGGCGGGTCTACAAAATCACCGGAGGCCGCAACGACCGCAAATGGACCAAGGTAGGCAGCGGCCCCACAGCACTCGCCGCATTGCAGGACGCTATGAGCAAGGACAAGAAGGCATGAGCGCCCACGCATGGCCTGACCCCTCCCGCGCTGGCGTGCCGCTGAACCCCGAGCGCGACGGGTGGCACGCGATCGACGCTGGGGGTGATTTCGTGTGCATTTGGTGGATTTCCGAGCAGCGGCGCTGGCATCTCGGGTCCGTGAGGCTGCCCGCCTACCTGATGGAGACCGCGACCTATCTTGGCCCCATCATCTCCCCGGCCGAGGTCGAGGCGCGCATCGCTGCCGCCGTCGCAGAGGAGCGGGAGGCGTGTGCCAACCTCTGCGCTGCCCGCCCTGATATCGCTGCGGTGCTGCGCGGAGAGGCGGTCGCGATGCCGAGGGAGATGACGGAAGCGATGTTCGACGCGGCCCACATTGAGTATGCGTATGGATATGGCCGGGGGGTTGTCGCGATCTATCAGCGGCTGATTGAGGCCAGCCCCTACGCCATCAAGGAGGCCGCGCGCGATGAGTGACCGCCTGATGCGCTGGCCGGGCCTGCGTCGCAAGACCTGGCCAATTACCGTGGTGCGCGTGCCAAGCTTGGGCCTCAATATCAGCGGGCCGCTTGAATTCTACGGCTGCTGGTGCAGCGCGCACATCGGCCCGTGGCTCATCTTCGTCGGCACGGGCACCTACGATGAGTGACCCTATCAAGACCGCGCTGGCGGCGGCCGCCAAGGCTCTGTGCATCTGCCAGGGCGAGTGTTTCGCGACGCGCCACGGGCCGATGAACGGGCCGTGCGAGGCGAAGCCTGCTGAAAGCGCGCAAGCCATCATCGCATTCCTGCTCGCGCTTCCGGCCGACATTACGATCCGCACGGGGCAAGGCGATTTGACCGCGGGCATGTCTGGCTTCGCTTCACTCGCCGCCGCCGTCAAGGCGGCTGGCCTACGCCGACGCCAAGAGCGAGCCGCGCCTGCGAGCTTCGAGCATCCGCGCGAAGCGAGTTGCAGGAGAAAGGAGACGAGAGATGATGCCGACGGCAGGTGAGTGGTTGTGGCTCTGCGTCTTCGCGCTGGGCGCGGCTGGGCTGCGGGGGCTATACGGGGAGGACGCTTCGCCCATTGCCGAGTTGATGGCGGCCTGCGCGGTGACGCCATGGTGGATGCGACTGGTGTTTGCGGGGCGGCCGTGAGTGACCGCCCCATCATCTTCTCCGCGCCGATGGTCCGCGCCCTGCTGGACGGCCGAAAAACCCAGACGCGGCGGACGGCGTGGCGGTGGGTCAAAGACCGAGGCGACCGACACCTGAGCAACGACGATGCAGACGGCTGTCACCAGCCGTCGCCCTGGCAGCGCGTGCAGCCAGGAGACACGCTGTGGGTGCGCGAGACTTGGTGCCCCGTGGCCGATGCACAGCACGGGGAGGCCGACTGGGTGGATTACCGGGCCTCCCCCCGCTACGCGGCGCCCGGCGTCAGTCACCCTGCCGGGTGGGAGCAATGCCCCGGCG